AAGTTTATGAACTCTTTCAAAAAGTTGTTGAAACAGATGGTGAGTTTCTTTGGCCTAAACAAACTCGTGGAGATGGTAAAATCTTTGGATTTGACGATAAAGAGCTGGCTAGGATTAAAGCAAAGTATGTTGACAATACTCAGTTCTATGCTCAGTATTATAATAATCCAAATAGCAATGAAACTGCACGGATTAATGCAGATAAGTTTCAATATTTTGATAGAGCTATACTCCAAAATAAAGAAGGAGATTGGTATATTAGAGATAGGAAGCTTAGTATTTATGCTTCTATTGACTTTGCTTTTTCTCTTCGTAAAACGGCAGACTATACCGCTTTAGTAGTTGTTGGAGTAGATTCACAAGGGAATTTCTATGTATTAGATATAGATAGATTTAAAACAGATAGAATTATTGATTATTATCAACACATAGTTAAGTCTTGGGAAAAATGGGGCTTTAGAAAAATAAGAGCTGAAGTTACTGTAGCTCAACAAACAATTGTAAAAGAATTAAAAGAAAGTTATCTTAAACCTAATGGAATAGCTTTATCAATAGATGAATTTAGACCAACTAGATCATTAGGAGATAAGAATGAACGTGTGGGAGCAATACTAGAACCTAAGTATGATAACATGCAAGTATGGCACTACAAAGGTGGTAATTGTCAATCATTAGAAGAAGAATTAACAATGGCACATCCTCCACATGATGATATTAAAGATGCTTTAGCTAATGCTATTGCTATTTCAATAATACCTAAACAAAGATCTGGAACATACTCATTAGGTAAAAATATAATGACCCACAGTCGTTTTGGTGGCGTAGCTTACTAAGGAAAAAATATGTCAGGCAAAGTAGCCCAATTAAGAGAATTAATTAATAGAGACACATTAGCTAGACAACTAGCAGGGCTTTATAATAGATGGTGGATTCAACGTAATAACAAAGAAATAGAGTGGAGAGAACTCCGTAATTACCTATTTGCTACTGATACTACTAAAACTACTAACTCTAAACTTCCTTGGAAGAATAAAACAACACTTCCTAAGCTAACACAGATACGAGATAACCTACATGCTAACTATATGGATGCTTTGTTTCCTAATGACGATTGGTTAAAATGGGAAGGTTACAATTTAGAATCTAGTACTCATAAAAAAAGAATGGCAATTGAAGCTTATCTTAAAACTAAACTTAGAGAGTCTAATTTTAGAGAAACCGTTGCACAACTTGTTTATGATTATATTGATTATGGTAATGTATTTGCAAATGTTATTTATGTTAATGAAGGACATAAAGATCCATATACAGAAGAACAAATTACTACATATCGTGGTCCTAAACTAGTTAGAATTTCTCCATTTGATATTGTATTTAATCCTGTAGCAACTACTTTTAAAGAATCTCCTAAATTTACTAGATATGTAAAATCTGTTGGAGAATTAAAAAAAGATATTCTTTATCGTACTGATTTAAATTATGATAAAGTAGCTTTTGAAAAAGCTATTGCAGTTCGTCATAGTATAAGTGCTTTTAAAATGGAAGATATTAATAAAGCTGAAGGTTTTCTTGTTGATGGTTTTGGATCTTTACAAGAATACTATCAATCAGGGTTAGTAGAAATATTAGAGTTTGAAGGTGATATTTATGATGAAGTAAATGATACTTTACTAGAACGTAGAATTATTACAATCATTGATAGAAGTTATATTATTCGTAATATAGAAAATCCATCTTGGTTAGGTTGTGATAATAAACATCATGTAGGTTGGAGAGAAAGACCTGATAACCTTTATGGTATGGGTCCATTAGATAACCTAGTTGGTATGCAATATCGTGTAGATCATCTTGAAAATCTAAAAGCTGATGCTCTTGATTTAACTATTCATCCACCAATGGTTATTAAGGGAGATATTGAACCCTTTATTTGGGGTCCTGAAGCTACTATTCATATACCAGAAGATGGTGATATAAATATGTTACCTCCTAACTCAGCTGCTTTTCAAGTTAATAATGAAATAGGGGCTTTACTTAATATTATGGAAGAAATGGCAGGGGCTCCTAAAGAAGCTATGGGTTTTAGAACTCCTGGAGAAAAAACTGCTTTTGAAGTTCAGCAATTACAAAATTCTGCTGGACGAATATTTCAACATAAAGTTAATAAATTTGAAATTCAATTTCTTGAACCTATTCTTAACACTATGCTAGAGATGTCTAAAAGAAATATGGATATTGCTGAATTAGCTAAAGTTATGGATAATGATTTAGGAGTTGTAGATTTTATGTCAATTACTAAAGAGGATATTACTGCTAAAGGTAAATTACGTCCTATAGGAGCTAGACATTTTGCAACAAGAGCACAACTTGTACAAAATATGTTAGGAGTATTTAATAGTCCTTTAGGACAACTTATTGGCCCTCATATTTCTGCTAAACGTCTTGCTAAAATGGTTGAAGAATATATGGGTTTTGAACAATATCAGTTTATTAAAGATAATGTTGCTGTATTTGAACAAGCAGAAACACAACAAATCATTGAACAAGTAAAACAAACAATGCAATCTCAAGAGGCAGTTCCTTTAGAAGAAAATATGCTTGATCAAACTACAAGTCAAATTCCTCCTGAAATGATGGATGAAAATAATACTGCTTGACTTTTAAGTTAAAGTATGTTATAATTGTAAGATGGATTTAAAATCTGAAAAAGCTAAAAGCTTATCAAAAACAGAAGTTTTTAAAGAGATACAAGAATATCTAACAGATCAAATTGATTTGTCTAAACGTAAATGTATAGATGAAGAAAATTTTACTCTGCCTGCTTGGAGTGAGTTTCAAGCATTTCAATTAGGTATTCAAAAAGCTCTTTCTAAACTTCAAACATTAGTACCTGACCAAGGAGAAAAAAGTGTCTGAAGAAAATATAAACATTGAGCCTAGTACCAACGAAGTTCAAACAAAAGATAGCCAAGTTCCTCAATTTGAGATTCCGACAGAAGCCTCAGAATTAGTAGGAAGTGGTAAAAAGTATACATCTGTAGAAGATGCGTTAAAATCTGTTCCTCATGCTCAGAAGCATATTCAAACTCTTGAGTCTGAACTTGCAACTTTAAAAGAAGAACTAACTAAACGTAGAACAACAGAAGAACTTTTAGATGAAATTAAGTCTGGCATTCAACCTAGAGAAAACCTCTCTACTGGTGAATTTGATCAAGATAAATTAATGAAATTGGTTGACCAAACAATCGAATACAAAGAACAGCAAAAATCTGCTAAACAAAATGCTAATTCAGTGGCTGCAAAGTTTACTGAGAAGTATGGAAATAATGCAGAGAATGCCTATAATACTGTAGCTCGTGAGTCTGGATTAACTACACAACAATTAAATAGCTTAGCTTCTAATACGCCAAGCCTTGTACTAAAACTTGCTGGATTAGATAATAGACCTTCAGAAATTTTAGGTCAACAATCTAGTACAGTTAATACGCAAGCTCTGAATCAAAAGGGAGATCCTAGTCAGTTATCTGCTAGAGTCAAACAAGGAGCTACGACAAAAGATTTAGTTAATGCTTGGAAAATTGCAGGAGAAAAGGCTAAATTAAATTTATCACAATAAGGAAATAATATGTCAATGTTAACGAGTAATACAACAGCCTTTGTGGAGGCTACGCAGTATTCTCAGTTCATTCTTGATAATTTACACGATTACCTATTGCCAGAAGGTTTATATAGAGATGTTTCAGACTTCGGTTCTGGTACAACTTTAAATATTAAAACTGTTGGTACGGTAACAATTCAAGATGCTGCAGAAGATACACCACTAAACTTTAATCCTATCGACACAGGAAATATTACACTTACTATCACTGATTACATTGGTGATGCTTGGAAAGTGTCTGATGATCTTCGTGAAGATGGTGCTCAAATAGATTCTTTAATGTCTATGCGTGCAATGGAATCAACACGTGCTCTTGGTGAAAACCATGAAACACGTTTCTTAGCGGTAGCTAATGCTGCTCAAACTAATGCTAACGTAAACTTAGTAAATGGTCGTCCTCACCGTTGGATTGGTGGTGGTGCTGGTGTTACTACTAGGGTTATAAGTATGTCAGATCTAATTGGTATGAAGCTTGCGTTTGATAAAGCAAATGTTCCTGCTGCAGGTCGCATGGCAATTGTTGATCCAATTGTTGAAGCAACTTTAAACAGTCTTACAAATCTTGTGAATGTTTCTAACAATCCAATGTTTGAAGGTATTATTACAGAAGGTTTTGCTAAAGATCACAAATTTGTTCGCAACATTTTTGGTTTTGATATTTGGACTTCAAACTTCTTACCTGTAAAGACTGCTACAGAGGCACTTAATGCTTCTTCTTACAATCTAGCAAACACAACTGCTGCTATTGGTGATGTTGCCAATCTCTTTATGTGTGTTTCTGACGATAGTACTAAACCAATCATGCATGCTTGGAGACGTGCTCCTAAGACTGAAGGTTGGAGAGACAATG